TACTTATCACGCACATCCTGTAACACCCTCACCAATTCAGAATCAACTGTATCATAGCTACACTCACCACAATTACACTTAAACTCTGAACGGCTAAAGTTCTCACTCAGCTTTGTCATTCAACTTCTCTCCGAATATACTTGTATAGTTTGTCTCAAACCATTGCTTATAGTTCTTATGGCCCTCTAAGTGAGCCCCAGCAGCTGCTAGATTCCCCACTACCTTACCCATACGTCTCTGTAAGGCCTGTAGCTCCCTCTTCTGTAGGGTAGTAAGGCTAGCACTAGGCTTAGGCACTAACTCCACTGTGACGCCCTTAGAGGAGGTCTTGACAGTAGGTGTTGCTACATCCAATACACGCCTATCTCCAATGGAGGTGGCCTCAATAGATTTAGCTACAGCACGTATTGCTATGTTACCATAACCAATTAGAGCCTCTTGAGCTTGCTCCGCGTACTCCCCATCAATTAAGTTCTCACCTAGGTTAGTTGCTGTGTCATAGTAGCGATCATCAGCTAAGAATTGCACTACATCAACGAACGCTTGTGGATTACCATCATTGTGCTTAGACATACTGTGTAAGATGCCATTGACTTGAGCTGACACATTAAGCTTATTGTTCTCTAACTCTTGTGGTGTAAGGCTCTTGTCGTTTAAAGACTTAGTTCCTACATCCAATGTATCCTCTAGGTTGTCTTGAACCTTCTGCTTCAGTCCCGGTGCTGCTGCTTCATCAGCTGGAGACACCAGTATGTCAACAGGCTTAGTCCTAAACTGAGTTTTATTCTGAGTAAAGAAGTCAAGGGTAGTAGAGCCCTTTAACGCTGACGTTACAATCGTAGGGAACAAACTCTCCATAGCTGCCAGCTGTTGAACCTCAAGATTACCTACAGCCAATTGCTTCTGGAATGATATTGCGTTAGCTGTGTATGAGTCATAAGCCTCTTTAGTGATCTCACCCTTAAGTTGCTTCTCTGCTAAATCAAACTGAGCTAACATAGATGTGGAAACACTCTGTGCTACACCACCAGCTTCAGATCCCACTAAGTTGATTTGTGAGACAAGCTCCGCCCTCTGTATGGTAAGCTTCTCTAAAGCTGTACCTACAGCAGCAGTTGTATTGCCAGCTTGGTTAGTGTCAAACAACACTTGACTAACCTTATTCTTAGTGTCCTCTGCAACAGATACAGCAAATCCTGTAACAGCCTTCATGGATTGATTAGCACGCTGAGACTTCTCTAAGTTAGTAGCGCCTTGTGCAAGAGCTGTCTGTTTAGATTGGTCTTCCATATTCTGACGCCATTGTTCTTTAACCCTGAAGTTCTCAGCAGCTGCTAGCTTTTGTGTCCTATCCATGTAAGGGTAGATGGCATTACCAGCGTTAGCTTTCTCAATAGCCTCATCTTCTGTACGTTGTTGTACGCTACGGAAATCCTCTTCCCCACCTACACCAACCCCCATGATAGCTTTAATATCCTTAACGGGAATGTTGGCTTGCACTCCACGTAGTAAGATTTGTTGCTTCCTTGCCTTAGCAATTGTAGGGTCTAGTTGTCCTGTGGCAATAGAGTTATTGATAGCCTCCAATTCGGAAGCTATGCCAGCAACACCTGTCTGCACACGAGCTGCTTCTTTGTTAGTGCTGTAAGCATCATATGCTGTAGCACCAACTTTAACCAGATTACTAACACCCTGATATAGGGCAGAGTTATCTGTGGCTACGCCAGCCTTATCTGTGGCTACGCCAGCCTCTGGGGACACGTTAGTGCCCCCTTGCTGACTTAAGTTACTTGTATCAAATACACCCATTATTCTTCCATCATCCTTCTAAACATTTCAATTACATCCACCTTATTGTAGGCTTCAGACTCTGGCAAGGAGTTAGCCCAAGCCATCACTTCATCACTGGACATAAACCCAGCTGTTCTCATTAACATATCAACTAGAGCTGTATCCTTACGGTTAACATCTCTACGTATCAATCCTTCAAGCTCTTTATTAACTAACTCTAAGATTCTAGGATCCTTCTCCCAAACTCTAAACGCTTCATTAAGTGTACGTACTCCCCAATCCATCTCATCCTTTTGGATACCAGCTCTAAGTAGTTGAGCTTTATATTGGGTGTAGAAGCTCTTAACGTCTTCCTTCACCTTCTTAGTATCTTTAAAGTAAGAGTTCATTTGGTTACGAGCACGAGACTCATCAGCTGTTGGGAAACCAAAGGCTGCTTTCCTAAATGCGTCCTCCTCAGTTACATTCATGTCTAAGCCATTCATTGTACGACTAAACTCATTCATGTACATACCTTGGAAGATGTTAGAGAAGCCAGAAGCTATCTTGATAAACTCTTGTCCGGCCATTAACATGGTGGTAGGAGTCTTCTCATAATCTTCTGATAACCCAAATGCTCTACCAACTACCTTGAACGCGTTAGTTATACGAGGGCTAGATCCAATGAATAACTTACCAGCTGGTGTGTTAGCAATTAACTCACTCACATCTGTGGTTAACATACCTGTGATAGTCTCAGCTAAGCCATACATACCTGTAGGAGCTAAACCAGAGTAGTCAGTCTCAGTGCCAACATCATCATTAAGCATCTTGTTTATGAACAAGCTCTCCATACCAAATACAGCAGCATGTTGTAGGTCAGGATTATCAGGGAACATCTGTGGAGCCATCTCGTAAAAGACAGCAGATGGTACACCGTAAGCCACTAAGTTATAAGCAGCTAACCTTCCTCGCTCTGCTCCAGTTAACACCCTATTGAATGCCATCTGCGTAAACGCTTTATGTGGCACTTGTAGGAACTGAAACAATAATGCTAGGCTGTCTGAGTTGTATTTCATATCCCCAGCAGCATTCATGTTGTATGTGTAGTTGATAGCCTCAGAGGTTACATTATCTGCAATCTCTTTATTCTTCATATCTTCACCACGTCTGACAGCCCTACCCCTATGGGCAAGCCATGCAGTCATCATGTTGAAGTTCTCGCCAGCATCAAAGCCCATCTTACGTACAAAGCCTAAACCATCTTTAGCTAATGCACCAGCCTTACCTGCAACAGGAGACTTGATAGTTTGGTCGGCCAAGTGAGTCATACCACTACGCACTAAATTCTGTTTATCAATCGAAGCAACTAAGCCACTCTCTTTAAACTGCTTAAACATAGTGTCCAATTCAGCATCAGACATTCCTGTAAGAACTTTCATGGACTTAGGTAGATCAGATACTTTAGCTCCCATCTGCATTGTAGTTAATACAGGCACTAAGGTTGGAATATCTCTCAACACTTCCTTACCAAAGTTAGCCGTAAGCTGTACAGCCTGATGACTCTGAATCACTGCTTGACGTAATGGGTTTAAAGCTAGGTATGCGTTGAATGCAATGTTCTTACCAAAGCCTGTAGGCCCTCTAGTTGAAGCCATATACGCTAAAGCTTTCTCAGTGTTCTGGCTAATAGATCCAGCTCTTGTAGCTAGCCCGTTTAACAACCCTTTGTAAAGGTCATCAACACCATTAACATACCCATTCTCTAGATAGTTTATATAGTTCCAAGTGGTACGAGCATCTGCTAAATCTTTAGGGTCAAACTTAGAGCCACCTCTGTGTTTAATCCCGCTAATATCTGTAGGCCATTGTGTACCTTTAGTTAGTGGATCAACAGGTAAGTACTCTTCATACTGTTTAGCAAACCTAGACTTACTTGTCTCAATAACTTTCCTCATTGATACACGGTTAGCTGTAGATCTAGCAGAGCTTAGCATAGACTCCACAGGGCCCATTATGCTTGCTTGTGAGGGGTCTATACCACCCATATCTGAAACACCCGTTAGACGTTCACCACGGGCCCTCTGGGACGACCTACCAGAGTTGTGCATCATATCCCAAGAGTCTGAGTCAGATTGACTTGAACCTTTCATATCTAAACGTGGGTCATGGAACTCAGCCTCTGGGTCAGAAGCCTTTAGCCTACGTTGTAACAAAGCTGCCTCTTTAGCACTAGCTGCTGTGGCAATAGCTCTTGTGTATGTAGTTCCATCAGCCTTCTTAAACACTTGGTCTATGAAGTAACGATCTTTATATTTAACAGCGTAATAGCCCTCACGGTATTGAATAGCAGCCGAGTGGTCATTCATCTCTCTTAAGTATGCATCACCTTTCTTATTAGTAACAGCAATTAAGTCATAATCCATATCACCGACAGTTACAGGATTACGTAGACGGCTTATTGTGCCACCTTCTTCATAAAGCTTATCCATCTCCTTCTGTGTAATCAACTTAGATTTACCAGTTTGTGGATCGTACACAGTTGGGTTTTCTACGGAAGCTTTGTTGATAGGTTTTGCAAATAACTTAGTGTCTGAAGCTGCATCAATAAACTCCTTATAGCCACCATTACGTAATGATCTTACAGCATCTGCATTTTCTAATACGTAGATGGTGTCCCAAGTCTTCTTCCAATCTGCTAAAACCTGAATCTCTTCTGGAGTTAGGCCATCAGCAGCCGCTCTTGTATTGTTGTAGCTAATACCTTTGGCGTTAGACTCTTTAATAATGTCCTCTAACACTGCCTGCCTGTTAGGCTTAAGTTTAGTGAACCCTCTAGCAAATGCACCACCAGTCTCTAACAACTCTTTCTCAACAGCGGCTGAACGAGCTACAGACTTAGAAGCTGCTTTTGTGATAAGTGGATCTATCATTGAGTGTGGATCTAGGGCGTATGCCTGTATACCACTAATGAACTTAGCGGCCTTCTCTCCAACTACGTCAGCCCCAGCACCTATGCGATCAAACAAATTGTTCTTAGTTGTGATCTCAGACCACACACCTACATCACTATCCTTAAACTTAAACTCAGACTTAACCTGAATTAAGTAGTCTTGTGATGGCAACACCTGCCCTTGCTTAGGTTTAATGGTAGTGCCTTGATCTGCAAGAGTTTTAACACCCAAATCCCAAGCATTGGCATCACTTAACTTAATAGGGGTGTATCCATCACCTACACGCTGTAGTATTGTGATGTTATCCTCTGTAACACCTAAGTCACGCATAGCCCATAGAGCCATATCAACTGCATCTTGTGCGTTACTAAAACCACCTTCAGCTGGGCCATACACTGCATTAACTGCAATGCCGTCTGCCTCCTTAATAATGCTGCCAGCTTGTACCATCTCACGGCGTAAGGACATACCTTTAACATTTTCATACAAGCTTGTATATTTGTTATGTAAGGCAAGCTTCTCTTTAGCTGAACGCTCTGTCTCACCAGTCTTAAGTGCAATCTCCAGTACGTCACCTTCAACTTCTAAGTCTAGATCACCCACCTTATATTTAACTACACCATCATCGGACATTATCTGAGCTTGTACATCATCTACAATAGCGTCTTGCTTTGATACGCCATATAGAGTTTCAGCACTGGCATCAGTTTCATCTAGGGCAACTTGCTTATGTAAGTCCCTAGCTCCATCTGGATTATTGTCTTGTACAACCTTAGCAGGGGAACGTGGGATTTCTTGAGCACGTACATTAGCCCTAGTTGCATCTCTAATCACGTTCTCTACTGTACGGCCTGTGGCTGTGAATGCTCTCTTCCCTAACCTAAATGCTGCTCCGCCCAGTATGGTGTAGTCAAGCACTTCAATCATACTATCAAGCACTTCATCAGTGGCTGTGTAGTCTCTGTCTGTTAAGAAGGTTTCTAATAAGTCTGCTTGGAATACATCATTACCGCCTGTGATAGGTAGGCCAGCATGTGCTGTTACTATATCCGCAATAGACTGTGCTATCTCTTGTTGTTTAGATGGGCTGGCATTTTGTATAGCTTTCTTTATAGCAGACTTCTGACTACCAGCTAGGTTATCAAACACGCCATCAGTATCCCCAAGATCAACAGACTTCTGTAGCTCATCAAACACACTCTGAACCATAGTAGATTCTAGGAATGGTGTAAGTAATACAGCAAAATCCATTACAGCACCTGCTGTACTAGGGTCTAACCTACCTACATGTCGGTTATAGAGCTTATTATTCTCAGCACGTTGTTTGTTAACTGTCTGCAACGCTGTTGCCATACTTACACGCTGTTCTTCAGCTTCCCCAAACTCAAACTTAGCTGGTTGTGTTAACGCCTTCTGGGATAATAAGTTAACTGGGTCATACAACTCTGAGTCAGGGTTATTAATCTCATCCATAGCTGCAAGCTTAGTCTTATCATCTAAGCTTTCATCTGTCAATATTGTAGCTGCTACCTTCTGGTTAGCATCAGCAGCACTGCTCCTAGTACTTTGTAGGGCGTCCTTCTGAGTTACAAGCTCTTCCCCATTGATGGACTCTTGCATGATTGAATCAAACAAGTCTGTAGCTGCATCCATACCATCACTAAGTAACGCTGATGTAGCTGCCATTGCCTTTACAGACTTCTCGTTCCTAACTTTAACAACAGTCTTACCTTGCCCTACAGGGTATAGGTCTTCTAAACTGTATTCTTCTGTAGGGATGAAGTCCATCTCATCTTGAGTAAGGCCTTCTTTAGCATCTTCAATATCCATAAGGTTAAAGGGCTCATCCCCAATAACCTCCCTACGTTCACCAGAGCTTCCAGTTGTAACAGTTTCAATCTGCTCATCTGTTACGCCCATGTCAGATGCTTTCTGTGACAACATTGCTAGTTGTTCTGGAGAGCCATCAATTTTAATCATTGTCCACTACCTACCTTAGGGGCTACCATGCTTGCCCCTTGAAACGCTAGTCCACTAATTGCACTAGCTTCACCCGCTCTTGAGCGTGCTCTAGATGCTACTTGGTTGAAGTTAGAGATGCTAAGGGCTGTTTGTTGACTACCCCTAGCAGCAGCGTTAGATGCTGCTAAGTTTGTATCAACAGAAGCAAGAGCCCCAGCTTCACCAGAACCACCAGCTACACCTGTGTTAATAGCAGCTTGTTCAATCTGAGCACGTCTTATACGAGCTTCCCGTACACGTTGCCTACGTTGATTAATGTCTTGTACCTTACCCTCAGCTGTTGCTACAGCATTGGCTTGCCTCTGTGCTTTGGCAGCTTTCTTAGTCTGTTGGTTAGACTCGTAGGCAGATGCCACTCCAAGCCCTAACAAACCTATTGTTGCTAATGTGGCCATTACGCCTCCAATTTCTTAATGTGAAAGGTCTCTGCTTCCACATAACCTTCAGGTAGTTTATGGGAAAGTCCACTCTTAAATGCTAACATCAAAGCTGTCACTCCCCTTTTACTTAATTCTGTTTCTGTTAGCTCTAGCATCTGCTTAAACCAACCTTGTCCTCGATACCTATTATCTATATAGACACCAATCTCTTGAGCCTGTAAGCTGTTAGAGAAGAGGCTAGGGGATATGCTAACTAGCACATACCCTACGACAACACCCCCATCTAGGAGGGCCACGCAATTCATGTGACCCTCCTCAAACAACTGTATGAACAAAGCGTACTTAGGCTCATAAGGAAGTCCTGTGAACCTCCTCTCCACCTCGTTGTAATGATGCCTACCTAGGCTAATACATTCTAAGTATTCATCTTTACTTGTTACAACTTTACACTGCATCTCCGATACCTAAGTTCATAGACCAGCCTAGGATTTGACAATCCTTATCTGGTTCAGTTGTCATCTTAAATGATAGTGCCCTGCCCTTACCCCTAATCTTGTTCTTAGTGGTAACTACAGAGTGCCCATCCTCGTATTGATCTGCACCACTCTCTGGGATATAGTAGCGTTTATGCCTATACGCTTGAAACTCCCTTCCCCACCTACCTGAGGTAGCTGAAGTAGCCCACTCCCACTGTGCTTGTATTAAACAAGAACTAGGGTTGGCTGGGTATAAATCTCCCAACACATCCTCTTCAAAACCTGTTTCAGTTTTATTAAATAGGGTGGTTAGGTATGGTACAGATTTATTTCGTTGTGTATCTCCGCCAGTTAGGTAGCCTGTCACTAAGTGTGCTTCAGCATCTTCAGGTGTAGGTACTGTAAATAGGTTATTATCTACATATGTTGGGAATACTTCCCAGTCATTGAAGGTAATACCCTCCACACCAAACCCTAATTGATACCTATTGTTATTGTAATCCCTTTGGTATATCAACTTTAACAGGCCTACAGGGGTGTCCTTACTACTGCCTGACTTAAACCCAGACACCACTTGCTCTCCACCTACAAGGACTTCATCAGCCCCTATGACAACTTCCCTCCCAGCTGTATTAGAGAATACTTGTGGTAGAGGTAAAGTCTGTAGCAGGAGCGCGTTAGGGGTATCGCTTCCCTCTAAAATCTCATGCTTATAGAAGGCATTTAAGTTTAAATCAAATATTAACTCCTCTGAGCCCACTGATGTCAGGTAGTTGAAGTATACCTTATTATCCCTCTCAGCGTACGACCCCTTAAATGTATTAAGTTGCCATACATTAAAGTTAGAGATATGTTCCCCAATAAGACCTGTTGAGACATCCGTAGATGCTAGAGTGCCTAGTTCAGTTTTCACTACAGCTCTGAGCCCTGAGCCTGATAGGTAGAAGACTTTATCCCCTGCCACTGCTACACTACTTCCCACTATACAGCCGAATGTACTAACCTTACTAACCTCATAGCCAGTTGCAGTAAACCCTGCCGTATCTGTGCCAGCCACGCTCCATACACCATTAGCTGCAAATACTAAGACACCTGTGCCAAACTCAACTATCTTATTTATGCCCTCAGCTTCTTGTATGACAATGAAGCCCCCATCAGTATCCACAATATCTGCATCTTCTTTTGAGGTTGGATCACCTTGCTGGTAACATTTAAGCGCATTGGAATCGTTTGATGCAAGTTGGCTGAAAAGAACTAGTTTACTTAAGTCAGGAGCTCCACTAAACGCGTTAGTTAAGGTATTACCAAACCCAGCATACCAAACTCTACCAGCAGCTGATGCCACAGTAGATGGCCCATCTAGTATTGAGTTTGAATCAATCTCCTTAAGTCCGTCTAGCCAAGGCCCGACCAGTGTAGCTCCCCTACCTATAGCTACATCCTTAACCTTATCGAAGTTAGCCTGTCTTGAAACTCCCCTATCCAACAAATCTATTACAAAATGACCTCTAGGGGCTTTCCTACTATCTGACTTACCTCGGATCATATCCTCAGCATGGTATCTATCTACAGTCTTACTACCAGTGGTTGAGTCTGTCTTTGGGTAAAGGTACTCAGTCAATACGTCAGAATTTGCTGGCCATGTCCCAGCATTGCCTGCACCATACAGGGATATGTATTTAGTGTTAAACTGGGAAAAAGGGAAACTCTCAGTCTCACTATCATCGGGAGTACTTAAGTCTCCCCAACCTTGATTAAATAGGTTATACCAATGTCTACCTAACGTATCGGACTCTGCTTGGCTGTTGGTATATACAATTTGTGGGCGTACCTGAACTTCTTCATTTAAGTCTACCCCACCAACTGTTACATCATTAACCCCCCAAACATCCCTAACCTTTAGTGTGTCACGGCTCCAATTGACTCTAATACCATCAAACTCTGCTAAATACACCCAACCCAGTGAAGCTACAGCTACCAATTTACTGCCTATAACTGTAAAATCCACTGAGGGTGTAGTGCCACTACCTGTAAAGATCGCAGGCCTAGTAGGATCTCCTAGAACGTCATTAATATCTGTACAAGGCACTCTTACCAACCCTGCCTCTGTAAGCCTTTGAAACACAATATTGCCAGAGAGGGGTTGGAATGATACTACAATGTAATCTTCACCACTAGGGCCTGCCCCTCCCCATAAGAATGTTTGGGCACCAGATTTAACAGTGTCTCTGACATCCTCCCCTGTATACATGGCACCAACTGCATACCAACTATCCCCGCCATCTTGGTATATGGCCTCTAGTTCAGAATAATCTACCAAGACCCTTGAATATCCAAGCCTTCTAGATACTGTCCCATCTAAGTTAAGATTGAAATTGGTAAGGCTTGAGGCACTTCCGGGCTGATAGTTTAGAGGACTACTATCTGTATTTAACCCCTTTGAAAAAGAGTTAAACTCAACTGGGCTACTCGTGTACGCCATCTTCTATTTTCTCCTTTTTAGCAGCCTTCTTAGGTTGCTTAGCTAGGAAGGAATCAATGCATAATTGTGCTTGTCTGGCATGAGTGAATTTGCCACGTAACTCTTTAGGGACGCTACCTTTACCCACTGGTTTAATCTCCTTAAACCCGTAAGAGCCATCACCCTCTATCCTATATCCTGCGTACTCTGTCATTCTTTGCCCGTCCTAAATGTAATATCTCTTGCGACCTTATTGCCACGTCTTCCGTAATTATCAAACAAGATGCCACCATGCACCCTCCAATTCTTACGTGATAGCCAACGCTGTTGCCTACCTGCTTCTTGTTCTGCTTTAACATCTTGTACTTGTCTAAGCTTAAGTGATGCTCTACTCTTAGCTTCCTCTTGTAAGGCTGTGAAAGCCTCTGTAGGAAGATCTGGTATAAAGTCATCCTCTGCTATCCAGTTAGGGATTATATACCCTGTAGCCTGAACCTTAGCCCCTTGCATAGTTGCTTCTACTAAACTATCATAACTATCAAATACAACTTGTGTATCATCAAATGATGTGTAGTATTGTGGGGGTGCATTAGTGTAGATGAATAACTCAATGCCACTTGGGTCAATGATTGTATCTACATTCTCATTATCACTACGTCTTGCATTAACAACGCGTAAGAAGTCATCTGGCTCAAGCCAACGTAACCTACTGTAATTCTTAGAAGGGTTATCTAACTTGCTGGTGTCATAGTTGATAAAGGAGAGTTCTTTTACTTCCTCTTCCAACGTCATGTGTGTTGGATAATCTAAAGAGGTTGACCCTCTTAATTGGATGGCACGTTTTAAGTGAGACCAATTACGATTACTCATCATAGCAAAGTAGGTGGATTTAACAATCTGGGCTACTTGCTGGGACTCAAACGTGTCATCAATACTATTGACTTCATCTGAGTCCATGTCATTGAGAATGTCAGTTACTAGCTCTAATAAGGTTAACTTCATGCTGCTTCAATCCTTTCAATAATGATTGATGCGGAAGGGGAGAAGTTCCAACCTGCTGCTGTTACAGTAGAGGAAAATAAACCCCCTTGGTTAGCTCCAGAGCTATCCCTAATTAATTGGTATGATAAAGTGTCCCCTATACTGGCATTAACCGTACTTGTAATACTTGACGCTATTAGTATACCTGCTGTATCCACAGATGCGCTCACTGAGTTACCAAACTGCACCCCATTAAGCACAGCTCTTGCATGTAAGTCTGCTTGGCTCTGACTCCCTGTTCTTCCATATTGTAAGATAACCCTCACCTGATAACTTCCAGCTTGGTTAAAGGTAAGCTCACCTGTATTACTTAATTGTACAGGGGAGGCAGGACTACCAGATGCATTACCAAACTCTATATCTAATTCTATATCTTGGCCCAAAGGCTCTTGAGAACTAACTGTACTAAAGCCTGCCAAGACTGTGGTTGTTGTTACATTACCCACATCAATGATGCTATCAGGGTCTACAAAAGATGTAGATCCATTCCCATTGGCTTTTAGTATGTAGCCTGTTGTAGCTGTAGAAGCCCCCTTAGGCTCATGCCTCTCGGAGTCAACTATGTCCTTATGTTCAACTGACATTTACTTTCCTCTTGATAATAAAAAAGGCCAGCCGATTTCTCGACCAGCCTTTAGTTTAAGCTATGTTAATGTATTTAACAATAACTGAACCAGCCGTTGGGCCTGTAACAGTTAGCGTACCACCTAAGGGGGTGGCTACATAAGTAGCTGGTGTACCTGCTGCTGCAGAGATATCAACTGCACCAACAACCGCTGTAGCAACAGCACCTGTAGCAAAGTCATCAATCACTTCAGTAACAACAGCACCTGCCGGAACCTCAACATAGAAGTCTAATGCTTCTCCATCAAAGTTGATGACAGCTTCATTACCACCACCAGCAGTGCGTTCAACACCTTGAGTACCACCAGAGCCGCGAGGCCCATAGTGGTTGTTTACATTTAAGCCTGAGTTATCTTCGTAAGCCATTCTTAATTATCCTTATACAATGTCAGTTGCGTTAGTTGGAAGACAGATTAGAGTATCCAAACGCTGAATACCAAAACCATAACGTGCACGAACTACGAACTCATCACGAGCACGATCCTTGTTACGTTCACCCTCAACCTTAGGCATACGACGCCATGCACCCATGATAGGTTTGCACTGGTCATCTAAGATGCACATTGCTAAGTTACCAACACCACCAGTGATAGCAGTTGTACCATCTGAGTAGTCAGCCACTTTAAGGCGGTTAGATGTGATAATGTCGAAGCCGTATAGATTCATAATGAATCGTTGACCACGAGCCATACCAGCTTCTAAGATCTTCTGACCAAAGGCTGTAACATCGTGAGTGATAGTTACTAGGCCGTTAAGCGTAGCTTCTACAACTGGGTCACAAACGTATACAAGGCCTTCACCCGGGACGTTAGCTTTCTGGAAGCTTAGACGAGCTTTGATTAGCTGAGCTAGTTCAAAGACGTTGTTAGTAGCAGTTGACGGAATCAAGTGGGGTTGACCATTGATCAAGTTAGGGCTAACTGCACCAGCACCACCAGCGGCGTAGTATGCTGCACCTGTATCTAAGAAGTCCGTTTCAAAGGTTTCTTGGATAGCACGGGTTGATTCAGCAGAACGTTCAGCCATTAAGCGGTCAATGTCTGTACCATCTTCACGAAGGTCATCAGTCACATACCATGCGTCACCTTTATACTCATTAAGAGTGAATAAGATTTCGCCTGTCTCAATTGGGTTATAAACTAGAGGAGTATCTTCTTTAGCTTCCTGTAGAGTAACAGAACCAACTGTTTTAATGTGTAATGTGTCACCAGAACCGAAGTCCTTAACATCACGATACCACATGTCAGGCAATAGGCCATCATGTAGGTTAAGCAAGATAAAGCCAGAGTAAACCTCTGATTCGATAAACGCTTGAGTATTACTTGTAATTTGGATAAATTTCTCCTTAGAAATTTAACTGAAAGGCAGGTGCAAAGTATATCTTACCTGTCTTTATTTTTGAGATTAGTGATGGCTCTAAATTGAGTTCACTAGCTATTAGTTTATTTTTGTATCCTAGCGATAGGAGACGACGAACCTCTCGAACTTGCTCAGGGGTTAGCCCCCTCGCACTAATAAGCCCAGTATGTCAACTAGTTGCATATTTTATTATCCAGTTACACCGAACTTAGCATACACATCCTCTTTAACCTTTAAGATGAAGTCCTTTTGTTCGCCAGCTCTGGCTCCCGCAAGTAATGACTTCTCTGGTTTCTCCAACGGGGCACGCTCTTGAGGTGCTGTTGGTGGGATGGTAATGCTACCAGACGTAGGTTTAAAGTTTGTCTGAGTAGGTGCTTGATTAAATAGAGCCATAACCATATCAGGGTTTTGGCCAGCTAGGGTTTGTAATTGTCCAACTGTAGTGCCTAGAGCGGCTGCTCGTTCAGTAACTGCTTTACTGGCATTTTCGCCATACATACTGTTCAACGCATTATTTACTTGTTCAGTGTTTTGTTGAGCTGCTGATTGCTGTCTCTCTTGCTGCAATACTTGTCGGACTTGCTCAGCTACGTCAACTTGCTGTACGGGTGCCTGAGGGGTTTCCTGTGGCTCCTGTGTAGGTGCTTGTTGTTGTAACCGTGCTACGACATCTTCAACAGACTGTCTCTGTTCTAGCTGTGCCTTAAGATTAGCAATCTCCTGCTCCTGTTGGGTAACTGTACCCTTCAGCTGGGGGATGTAATCTTGTGCATTAGCTAGGCCATCAAGAGCCTTGCCTAGTGTGTCGTATTTTTGTGTACCATCTTCTTTAGTGATCTTAGCTAGCTGGTCTGCAAACGGATCTGATTGAATAGGTGCTGTTTGGCTGGGTGCAGCCGAATCTGTTGGTTGTGCGAATACATTTGTCTGGTCAGGCAAAGTATGTTCCTTTATTTATTTAGTTACTAAGCTATAGTATACTTACTCCAGTCGTAAATGACTTCAGACTTCGTCTTACTATAACTCCGTTATTCATATTTTCTCTTTACGTAAGTAATATATACCTATTACGCAAGAAACCTTGTTTAATTTTGTATTAAATCAATTATCTCGTGCATAGCACGCTCATAACCCACATTATCCGCCTGAAGGTACGCCCAATTAGCGTTATCATAGCTACCTTTAGACCTAGCTTTAGTATTAGAGGAGGAGATTTTTAATAATAACAAATCTTCTAACCTCTTACGAGTTAACTTAGAGGCAACATAGTTGCCCCTTAAGTCAGACTCAGCTTGTGGATCAAGATCTTTAAGCCAAGATTGTTTCATTATAGTCCAAACTCCCCTGCTAGTTCATCTTCCAATGCTAGGTCATCCTCTGCTGAATTCATTGCTGATTGCGTCTCCTTCTGTTCTGTTACAGCTACATTATAACTAAAGATGTTATAACCCTTAAGGCCTGTTACATCATTAACAAACTCTGTTAGCGCCTTACCTGAGGTATGTGGTGCTATCATTTGCCCTACAGGTGAGTTAAAGATCCCGATGAAGTTCTGTAAGTCCTGAGCCTGTTTAGCAAAATGCCTAGCACCTACGGGACGTAGTTTACCAGAAGCCGCTATATCAGCCTGTGTGATGCTTAAGAACTTCTCCACACCTAAGCTATTGTCCATGACTCTAATCATGTCAGAGCCTTCCATGTTACGTCTGGACACCTCTAGTGCAGCATTGACCACAGGCTCTAAGCCCAATATCTCAAAGTTGGTGATCTTCTCTTGGAAGATACGTCCAGCGGCATTGTCTAATTGACCTACCTCAAACGCTGTCTTCTCACCCGGGGTTCTTATACCCATAGCTTCACGAGGAGCACCAGCCATCAATTCCATCTTAGCTTCAATCAACTGTACGTCTTGTGCAGCCGCTATGATGCCCTGCATGGATTTAGCCACCTCACCTACATCACCGTTCTCATCAATCTGAATAACAGCGTTAGGCTTCCATACAAACTCTTCAACCTCTCCAATCACCTTAAGTGGTGGATTAACGATAAGATCCATAGCATCAGCACGTAGGTTCTCAAGATGATCAATACGGTATTGCATACCTACGATATTATCAAGAGGCCCCATAGCCCATAGGTTATCAGGGCGTAATCTCCAACCTACATGATAGATAGGTGCATGGCCTAACCAACTAGGAATATCAGCCTCACGTACTAGCGTTGCTCTATCCGCTACAGTAAGTACCTTGCTTGTCTTAAGCTCTCCAGTAGATTGATCATGATAATCCCCATAGAACTCTAGGATCTCCACAAACTCTGACTGGTAGTACTCATGCATGTTGCCAAAGCCGTCTACAGAGTAGCCTACGGCCTTTTCGTAGTCTTCTGTACTGTACCCACCTTTACCACTCTGTAAGCCCAACCTACGGTCAATCACGTCCTGCCAGAAACTCTGGTCAGGCTCAGTGACCATCATCTTCTTGATCTCACCAATGGTCTTAACAGATCGGACAATCTTATACGACTCGGTGAACTCAGACGCCAGAGGGTTGAATACAATATCCAGAGGACTAATGCGTCTAATCTTTGGCCCAATGTAGTTAGGAATGACTGTACCGTTTGAGTCCTCTTTGTAGGAGCTTACAAAGTCTACTGTCATGAAAGCATTACCATAGTCTATATAGTCGTACAGGAGCTTTGAGAACTCTGTACGGGCATTGCCTTCACGTAGCTTGTTATCCATATAGCCTTGAATAGCTTCAGCCTTCTCCTTAACGCTATCCTCTTGAGAGTAGCCCTGCCACTTTAGCCAATTGTCATTGGGGAATAATGCACTCAAGTAGTTCGAGTGTAGGTTATCCCTAATCTGACATAGTTTAGGTGTAGTGGTTGTGTTGTTCCAAGGGAGCGTCTGGTTGGACGTTGTGGTGGTGTCTGTAGCAAACACATAGTTACGTAGCTCAGTCCACTCAGCAACCTTACCAGCCCTCTGTTGGTGATGCTTATCCCATAGGTACGCTACCCATTGACTTGCATTGTCTTGTTTTAATATCGTGCTGAGTTCAGCAACTTTCTCACTCATGTAATTTCCTATTAGTAGCTTGCACCAAATCTACTTGTTTGTGTAGGTGCGTTAAAGAAGTCTTTCATTGCAGAGCCTATACTCTTGGCAGGGGGTGTTGCTATCTCAACTGCTGATGCTAGTGCATCCTTACAGTCATCGTGAGCTGGCCTTGCTAGCACTAGCTCCTCTTCCAACACTGCTGTCCAACCACCCTCTTGGTGCCATACTTCCAGATTATCATACCTATGCTCTAAGGCTGAGGCAATACGCTCCTCCTTAGTACCCTCTGCACGAGAAGGCCTAAACTCATCCACAGACAGCCGTAGGCCATCCTTACGGACGTAATCTTTGATAGCATTCACTATCACCTTCTGGGCTACAGAAACCTCAGCACGGAGCTTGTTAAACACCCACTTAGAGTGTAGGTCTTTTATGTGCTTAAAGTACTCTATGGTTTTGTCTGACTTGAATCTGTCTATATCTAGTATGTACACATTGCTACTACTGTCAATACCTATAACAACAATAGCGGTGTAATCCGCAGCTTTAGATAGAGAGAACGCGAAATCGACAGCAGCATAGATGTTAAGCTTATTGCCGTTGTAGAACCACTTACTGCCTTCCTTCTTGAGCTTACGTACATCATAGTATTGGAACTTATCTGTACTTATGCGTTCTGATAGTGGATCATTAGGATCATTATAGTACTGTGCATAGAACTGTACACGGTCAGAGTATTCAGCTCTGATACGAGCTAAGGTTTGCATATCAAATCCGTAAGCCTTACCATCCGGTCTTATAACCCTTGGCCAAGTGAATACGTTATCAATCTCCACCTTATACTCTTGCACGTCCCACACAGGCTCCTGTCCCGTCTTAACACTATCCGCATTGTATGTGTCATACACTTGATTCTTCCAGACATCATATATGTCCACAGGATGGTATCGTGTACCACAGGCCATTGTGAATCCACCTGAGTTACGTATTGATGTGAACTGGGAAGCCTTCTTAGAAACTGACTCACGGCCATCTTCTGTGTATGCATTCTCAGGAACCACCAAGTCATCCGCTACAACTATGTCAGCGTGCCAACCAGTTGTGTTGGTAGTCAGGCCTGCCGTCTTAATCGTAGCATCCCTAGTGCCCTCTTCAGATCGTTTCACATGGTCTATAATAACTGATGTAGATGACCATTTTTCCCTCTTACCCTCTTGTGGGTTAATGTACTCTGGGTAGTAGCGCCTATAAACCGTGCTACCTAATATGTTCTTAACAGCGTATAACTGCGTATTGGCTAACTCTGCTGTTGCCGATACGTACAGCACTGTTACCTCAGGATGGCGTGTAACCATCCATGCTACCCACGTAGCAACCATGTGGCTCTTCAGGTGAGCACGGGGGAGCATGATTAGTTTGTTACTAGTCAGCTCTCCACCCTGCCCAAATAAGGTGTAGTCTTGCATCCAACGGAATATCTCTTCATGCACTTTACCGTACATATACCCCGGGTTAACAAGACGGGCAAAGAGGAACAAGTCCTCCTTTGCACCTTCCCTAATGTCTTTGGCTGCTT